CACCAGCGATGTACTTCTCGATGAGGAATGTGAACACGATGCCGCCAGAGTAAAGCAATGACTTGCCGATTGTATCGGATAGCCTTCGAGATTTGAATGCTTGCCACCCTCCTTTGGTAACGCTGCGCCATACTCCGAATATGGTGTCAATGAATATGGCAAGAATGGCAATCAATACCATTGGTTGTACTGGTGCGAGTATGGTGAGGAATGAAGCGGTCAAAATAAAAAGGCTGTTTTTCATCAGATGACGAGAATTTGATTGTTATATCCGTTGTTGCGTGGATAGCCGCAGTTCCATACACCATCCATGAAGCAATCACCGATGCACTGGTTGCATTCGATTTGTGGTCGAAGGTCAGTGTCACGATTCTCATGGCTGATGAAGATAGGATATTCTGCTCGGTTTTTCACCAGGTATCTGATGAGGCGCATCTCAAAGAATGCAGCCTTCTGTGCGAAGTGCTCCATGCCGAATGCCACCTCACTGCGAGATACGCTTGAGCTGTTATCTCCGAATTGAGTTTGCAGACCCTTGTTCTTGAGCTGATATGTCAAGCCAAAGACAGCATCTTCAGCAGACCTCCATGCAATGACAGGCTGAATGAAAGTCACGAGTGTCTCCTCTTCAGGTGTCAAGGTCTGGTCATTGTATGCCTCGAGCAAATGGTTGTAGAATACGGTGCCCAATATCGGCATCACTCGGAGCTGTGCTTGAGTGGCTACATATGGGAACACATCAGTCACATCCACATTGGCAGTGATTGGTGTGTTGGTCTTGAGATAGTTCTCTGTGATAAAGTACAACATTAGAATTGAGGTGTTTGAGTTTGTGCTGCTGCTTGTGCTGCTGTGACGTCACCACCTTCAATCGGTGGGAGTGATGCGAGTGCTCTGACCTCATTGGTGGTCATCTGCTCGAGTACTTTGGTGGCAACCAATGGGCTCATTGCGTTGAGTGCATCAGATGTTCTGCTCGCATCTCCTTCGATTTCAACGATTGACTCATTGATGATTTGGAAGTTGTTGATTTTGAAGTCAGCAAAGCCGAGTTTGGCGATGTGTAGAATCTCATTGAAGATATCTTGCACTTGCTCACGCAATGGCATCACGACATTCTTTTCAAATATGATGTATGCTTGCTTGATATCGCTACCAGAACCAAGTGAGCCAGTGGTGCGGACACCCATCAAGATTGGGTCAATGGTGTGAGCGAAGCAGATTTGCTCTGTGTTGAGTGCAGATGCTTCCTGGAAGAGCTTGTCATTCGAGTTGGTTGGAATGCTCTCAATCTTTGGAAGCTGGTCTTGTGAGTTCGCAAAAAATGCGGCAGTCTTGCCAGCGTTCTGAGCTCCTTTGAGCTTGTCGATGGTGTTACGCAGTACGTTCTTTTCCTCTTCTGATTGCGGACGTTTTGGGAACATGATCGCAAATGATGGGAAGATGCTATTCTGTATGTTTGACTTGGCGAAGTACGAAAGCTCGCCAGATAGGAATGCGAAGTTAAGTGCAGAGCTGTACTTCGGCAGCGGATACCAATCTTGCCCAAGGGTCTCCACCTCATAAACAAACAACTGCTCTGTGTCAGTGCAAGTCGGGTGGTGCTTCTTGATTTCTTGCACGTTGATTCGAGCCGACCAATCCTCACAGATGAAGTACTGATTGTGCTGACGTCCACGTCTCACCTTCTCTGGCGATACGTTATGAGCTCTCTTGAGCTTCATTTTCTCATCAAATACCAGGCGAAAGTACACACGATTGTGCACAACCAATTGCTCAGTGACTGCTCTTGCAATCTTTTTGATGTTTACTTTCTTTTCGAATGTGTAGAGGTCAAGTAAATCTTTGGCAGTTGCGCCCTCAACTTTGATATCGAAGCCACCACCAATGACAGCGTTGGTCTTATAGTCCACGATGGAACCATGAAGCGGTGAGCTGAATACCATTTGATTGAGCAGCTCCGGATACATATTATCCTGACCGAATGGAATCCATCCAGCGGTGGTGTATCTGCCGTTGACGTATGGCAAAGAAAGGTTTGCGCCACCAACTTTCAAGAATGGTGTGCTGAATGCCTCATAATTTGGCGAGATGACTTCCATCTCTGCTGGTTTTTGTGCTCTGAATCTATCGAATATGCCCATGATTAATCGTAAATTGATGATGTCGATGCGCCACTCACAACCATTCTGCCCTCCTCAATGACCACTCCAGTGGTGTCACTGATTTCTGTGGGAGGTATGGTTGATTCGTACACCGAGTATGTATATTGCCCTTTCATTAGCTCGACATCAACTGGTTCATCCAGGTAAAAGAGATTGAATCTCTCTGGATAATCAGACTCGTCTGGTGCTGTGAAGAGGATTGGGTCGGATGTTGGGTTCATTTCGTTCTGAAAAACGAACAAATAATATGGCGAAGTCAATGTCGACACCTCTGTGAGTGTCAGCACAATCGAATTCACCTCTCCCTTGTTAATGTAAATCATTTACTTATATTGCAAAAGGGTCAAATTTTGTTCACAAAAAAAAGCCACCCGGTATGGATGGCTCTTTGTAGTAGGTTAATTAAGATTAAATTGCTGGGACAACAGCGGCAACAGCAGTCGGGTCAATCTCGTATGCAAGGAAGTCATTCTCTGCGATCAATGTCACAGAGTACTTACTACCATCTGCACGAGTAGTACCTGAACCTTCACCAACAGCACTCAACTGAAGGAAAGGGAAGTACCAGTACTTGCCATTCATATCCTTAACAATTGCGTTAAGGTATTGCTGACCGGCTCCAAGGATTTTGATTGCTTGAGATTTGTCCTGGTCTCTGCGGTGGAACATCAATGAGATTGTCGCAGTTACATAAGACGAACCATTCACAAGGTCAATCGCTGCATCTTCCACATAGCTTCCAGTATTTCTGCGTATCTCGAAAGGAGTATACTCAGGAGCACCAGATGCCAATGTAATGGCAGATACTTCCCATGTACCAGTTGGTACGGTAGCTTGGTCAATGTTGTCTTGCTGATTAATCCAAATCTTCTCGATGCCACCACTATTGTTGTCGCATGATTTTACGATTGTTTCTAAAGCTTCACAAGCCATAATATTTTTGATTTATCAGTTTGAAAAAATAGGGGGGAATTTCACCCCCCAATATATACTATGAGTAAAGTACGATTTGCGCACCATTCACGTGAGTGAAACCAACTTTCATGTTGGCACGAGTGCGGATGTACGGCTCAGCAACAGTGTCAGAAAGGTTGACAGCTTTCAACGCTTTAGAGTCACCTTCAGCATCAAATGCGTAAATAAGCGAGCCTTTAAGTGCCAAGACAGCAGTGTCATTCGGCATACCTTCACAAACAACAACTTTCACACCAAGGTAAGTCAATGCCAATGGAGTAGTCACATAAGTCATGGTGTTGCCAGAAGCAGCAGCCAATTCATATGCGTTTGCGATGTTTGTAGAAACATACAAGCGAAGGTCAGCTTTCTTGCGCACGATTGCAGCTGGAGCTACTGCGAAGATTTTCGCTAACTCAGCCAATACATTCGATGCAGTAACAGTTGTATTGTTTACATCGATTACAGTTGAGTCAGCCAATAAGCCTTTGATGTAACCATCACAAAGAGCCAAAGTAGCGTTTGCGCTCTCTGTGTCACCTTGCCAACGGATGAGCTCGATGTCTTGACCGATTTGCAAAGCCATTTCATTCCAGTAGAAATCCATGAAAGATGCAACAGTAAAGTCACCATTTGAACCTTTAGCCATTTGAAGGGCAAGGAATGATTGCTCAAGGTCGAATTGACAGATTTGAGCCATTGCGCTTAATGCACATACATCGATTTCAACTGCGCTCAAGTCATCAGTTGGAGCATCGAATGGGCAAGAAGATGCTTGCAATACATTACCAAAAAGCACAGTTGCTAATTTGGTTTTTGATTTAACACCTGGTAAAAGGCGGTAGTTGTCAGCGATTGATTCTTCTGCTAAATATGCTTTAGAGTAGAATGCCTCTGGGTTCGCTGCCAATAAAGCGGATGAGTCAACATCCAAATCGAAACGGAGTTTTCTTGACATTTTTATTTGTTTTTTATTGATTACTGAATTGTCTAAATGCGGCAAATTTTTGGCTCATTGTAGCCTCGGCAATTTGCTCCTCTGCCTTATCTTCTTCTTTCTCTGCATACATCTCTTCCATCTGATTGCGGAGGTCAGCGATGATGGCAATCAATGCCTTCTCACGCTCCTCAATCACTGGCATCACGATTGCAAGGATAGCTTCTGCGTCTGTTGCTGGGTCGATAGCCATTTCCTC